TAGTAGTAGACTCCGCAGAAACAAAGCAAAGAAATAGCATCATGTGGTACGGTCAAAGATCAGTACATTTGATGTTGCTTTTGTGGGCTACTACTGTTCTTGGGCTCAGGAACGTGTTCGAGCTAAAAGTGGAATGTCCGCATTCTGCTGGATTACTTGAAACTACATTAAGTAGTTCAATAATCCTTCCATCTGTGCCTATAGGGAAGCTAAGTGAACTTGAGGTAGAAAGCTCTTGTAGCATGGAGGTCCATAATATGGTCAAGTCCAAGCAACAGTATACTAAACTGTCCTGGGAAAAGAAATCCAGCCACTCAGGTAAAGCAACAGAGACATCCTTTGAGGGGAAGAGTCAGGAAGTTCAGATCTCTGGAACATGTATTATAGGGCCAAGGATTGTTGAACAAGTGTCTAGGATTAGAAAGGCAGTGATCTGTTATGATCTTATCTGCAATCAAACTCATTGTAGACCACACCTCTACTTTTTAAGTCCCATCCAGGCCTGTAATATGATGAGAAGTTGTATAATAGGTATAGGACAATTTAGAGTTCAAGTATTGTTTCAAAAGACATATTGCATGAATGGCATTCTTGTAGAAGGAAGATGCTTTAAACCTGACAAGAGTCTATGGTCCAGTGTTAAGCCGGGAATCCTTGAATCGGCAACCATTGATGTAGTGTGTTTCTTCATTGCAAAAAAAGAGGATGAAAATTTTAAAATCATAGAAAAGATAGAAAAGATTGTATCACCAAAATGTAACACAAGCAAACATAAAGTAAAGGGTTATTATACATGTATAGCAGGAGGGAATTCAGATGTCATTAAAGTACCTAATGATAATGATATAAGATCACCTATTATCTTCAATAAGATGGTGGCTTCTCCACATGGAGAAGATCATGATCGTATACAAGATGATTTTTCACATATGAGAATTGCAGGGAAGACTGAATTCAAGGTACCTAGCACAGAAACAGCAGCTAATTTTGAAGGGATTGCATTTTCAGGAAATCCATCATACACATCCTTGTATGTTTTCTCAAAAGATGAAGACCCCAAATACATTCTTGGAACCGGTGTGATCGGTAACCTCAATCAATCTGATTGCGAAAAGAAAGGTTTACCATTAGTGTGGGCAGGAATGATAGAGGTCCCAGGGGTATATGAGGAGATTTACACTTGTAAGGTATTTTGTGTATTGTCAGGTCCTGGAGCATCATGTGAAGCATATTCAGAGGGAGGGATATTTAATATAAGCTCACCTACATGCCTGGTCTCAAAACAAAATACTTTCAAGACAGCAGAGCAACAGGTAACATTTGTCTGTCAGAGGGTAGATATGGACATAATTGTATATTGTAATGGGCAGATGAAAATCATCAAGACCCAGACCCTTGTTATAGGCCAATGCATATATACAATCACTAGCTTTTTTTCACTATTACCCAGCGTTGCCCACTCTATTGCAATTGAACTTTGTGTACCTGGGTTTCATGGCTGGGCAACTGCAGCATTAGTGGTGACATTCTGTTTTGGGTGGATTATTATCCCGACTGTTACCTGGCTTATTCTAGCAATATTAAAATTTATAGCCACCCTTGTGCACACACAAAATCAAGACTCCAAATTTAGGCAGATATTACATAAGATCAAGGAAGAGTATGAAAAAACAAAGGGTTCAATGGTTTGTGATGTTTGCAAATTAGAATGTGATACCGCAAAAGAATTAAAAGCACATAATACATCATGTCATTTAGGGCAGTGCCCGTACTGCTTAGTTCCCTGTGAGATATCGGAGACTGCTTTTCAAGCACATTTTAAACTGTGTCAAGTCACCCATCGGTTTTCAGACGATTTGAAAAAGTCTGTGATAGGTTCACCACAATCTGTGGGTTGTTATAGGACTTTAAAGTTATTTAGGTATAAAAGTAGGTGCTACATACTAACAGTGTGGATTTTGCTGATGACAATAGAGTCGGTGCTATGGGCAGTCAGTGCAGAACCTCCTGTGCTAGAGCCTGTATGGACTGATACAGTGCATGGAACATCTCTAATCCCTCTTCGAACAGACTTAGAGGTAGACTTCTCATTGCTATCAAGTTCTGGTTATGCATATAAAAGACAAGTTCAGAACCCCTTAAACAACTTGCAGGTAGTTGATTTCCATGTAGACATACAGCCTCAGACAATCGCGGCTGAAGTTCAGAGTTTAGGCCATTGGTTTGATGCGAGATTGAATGTCAAAACATCTTTTCACTGTTATGGTAGCTGCTCTAAAAATATCTACCCTTGGCATATGGCAACATGCAAGCATGAACATGATTTTGAATATGAGACAAATTGGCTATGTAATCCTCCTGATTGTCCTGGTATAGGGACTGGTTGTACAGCATGTGGGATTTACCTGGATAATCTCAGGTCAGTTGGGAGTGCATATAGAATAGTTAACATCCAATATTACAGACATGTATGTGTGCAGATAGGGGAAGATCATTTCTGTAAAGATATAGGCCCAAATGACTGCTTGGTAGCAAAGGACATTAAAATATGTTTGGTTGGAACTGTTTCAAAATTTCAGCCAGGAGATACACTACTATTCCTTGGCCCATTAGAGGGCGGAGGGCTAGTATTAAGACATTGGTGCACTAGCTGTCAATTTGGTGATCCAGGGGATATAATGAAGCAACCCGGTGCAGCTTTTTCATGTCCTGAATATAATGGATCTTTCAGAAAGAAGTGTGTATTCGCGACAACTCCAGTTTGTGAATATACCGGAAATATCATCTCTGGTTATAAAAAACTGATGGCAACAATTGACTCATTTCAATCATTCAATGTTAGTGTTATTCACTATACTACGAATAGGCTTGAGTGGAAAGATCCTGATGGACTTCTAAGAGACCATATTAATATACTACTAAATAAAGATTTGAACTTTGAAGACTTATCAGACAATCCCTGCAAAGTAGCAGTAAAGGCACTAGGAGTCGAAGGGTCTTGGGGATCGGGAGTAGGCTTTGTTATACGTTGTCAGGTCTCTCTTACAGAATGTAGTAAATTTTTAACAGCAATAAAGGCATGTGATAATGCACTCTGTTATGGAGCATCAAGTGTTACCTTGGTAAGGGGTAATAACCTTATAAGTATTACAGGAAGAGGAGGTCATAGTGGTTCAAAGTTTAAATGCTGTCACTTGGAAGACTGCTCAGCAGAAAGTTTCCTGGCAAATGCCCCTCATGTAGATAGAGTTATGGGTATTGATTCATTTAGTGAAAACAAGGTGTATGATGATGGAGCTTCACAATGTGGCTTTAAATGTTGGTTTACCAAGACAGGGGAATGGTTATTAGGTTTATTCAAAGGAAATTGGATGGTGATTGCAGTGCTAATGAGCTTATCCCTGATTTCCTTCATTTTATTATCCTTCTTATGCCCTATTAGGAAACGTAAGAAAAATTAACCTTGTTAGGATGGTCGGCTTAATTACTAATGCTTGCTTGCTTTAATCAGGTAATCAGTTACAAATCATTTAATTCATTGATTATATCATCAAAACATTAAAAAAAACTTTTTCATCATTTTTTCATAACCAATGATTTGCATTAATTTATTTCTAAATTTCCTGCGGAGCATACTACTA